GGCGGGTTGCGCCCGCTCCAGGAGGTTGCGGTCGTAGAAGGCTTGTACGCCCGGTGCGACTTGGGAAAGGGTGGTGGTAGCCATGATGTATGTTTCCTATCGGGCTTAATAGCCCTTGACGCGAGCCACTTCCTTGGCGAATTCCGCCGGGCTCATGTTTTGGATGCGCTGAACTTCCGCAAGCGCTTGATCGGCGGGCAGTTGGACTGCCTGCTTTGCTCCAGCACCAGGGACGCTCATCGCGGACTTTTGGGCCTGCTTTGCAGCCTCGGCAGCGAATCGCTTGCCAAGTTGCCGCTCAGCGACAGCCAGCTTTTCTTCCGTGATCACGCGGATCATTTCCAGAGGGTCTTGACGGGCGTTGTCATCCAACGCGATCAGACGCGCCTCAATCGCCTTCTCCAGCTCCGGGTCGATGTCTTTGGCGAAAATGCCCGGGTGAGCCTTCTCGACAACCGCTGCAAACTGCGCTCGCGGGTCTTCCTGTTGCTGGTTCAGTGATGGGTCCGTGACAACGTGGCGGATCGCATCGGCCAATTCCGGATTCGCATCCAAAATAGCTGGCTTGCTTGCTTCCCGTTCGCGCTGCTCGCGTTCCTTGCGGAGTTGCGCCGCCTCTTGGGCCATCCGAGTAGCAAAGGCTTGGTTGTCCTTCGCCATCTTCTCGGCCTTCGCTAGGCGCTCTTTGATCTCCGTGAGTTCGTCCGGCTTCTCGTCCTTGACGGGCTCCTGCTTCGGCTCCGGTGCGGGTGTCGGCGCAGGCGTGGGGGCGGGAGTCGGTGCCGGAGTGGGCTCCGGGGTCGGCTCTGCCTTCACGAATTTGCCATCAGCACCGCGTGCGGTAGTGGCTTGCGCCGCCGCTTCCAGTTCCGCTGCTGCCTTGTCGTATTCCCTCTGATACTCCTCGTCTGTCACTCGTTAGCTCCTTTGGGGGCGAAAATCGCTAATCCCGATAGTCAATCCGGGGCCTCGTCGGCTAGTCCGGCCTTAATGCCATCCCGCTCCTGTTGAAGCGTGACCGGCAATTCCTGTAGTTCCTTGAGCGCCTTGATGCGCCCGCGTGTCTCGTCGTCGTTGCGGTTGATCAGCGCCGTGGTGTGCGCGTCAATCCGCTCCTGAAGCAGCCCCGCCAGCAGCGGCCATGCGTTCTCGATAGCCCTTAGTTGCTGCTCCAGCTCGCCTAGCCGGTCCTGCGGCGTCATTGAGCAGGCGTTAAAAAGCCCGCATCGGCGGGCTGGGTGGGTTCTGCTTGGGGCTCGGTCGGTGGCCCGCCTGGTGCAATGTCCGGCGTGCTCACAGCCTGAACACCAACGCTCTCCGCAATCGCCTTGATGGACTCCGGCGCGAGGTACGGCAGGATCAGGTTCAAGCGCTCCGTCTCGGCCTTGAAGCGGGCGACTTCCTGCGCTTCCTTGGCAGATTCGGCCTTCATCCGCTCACTCTCGGCCTTGGCTTCCAGCTTTTCCACCTCAGCAGCGGCGTTTTGCAAGGCTTCCTGCATCGCTTGGGACTGCTGCTCCAGTTCCTGCAACTGCGCTTGAACCTGCGGCGGAATCTCCACCTCGCCCTCTGCCTCCAGAATCGGGCTCTCGCGGCCAATCTCCATCACGTCCCAGGTCTGTTGCAGCAGTTCGCGGGCGTCGATCAGCGGAGCCGTCATGGGGTTGGACATGGCGAACTCGGCAAAGGCGCGGATCTTGTTGGTCAGCACCTCTTTTTGCATGAAGGAGCTGGTTCCCGTGGCCTGCCAATCCATAAAGGACGACTTGCCAAAGCGCTTGATCTCGGCCCACTTCTGCGCAGCCTCGTCGCCGTGAATCTTCTGGACCGTCTCCGGCTCCAGGTACTTCAGGTTCCAGTCAATCAAGCACTCCACGATGGGCTCGATCCACATTTCATCGATATTCTGGATGACTTCCTTGATCGGCAGGCTCGATGCCGACATGATCATGGAGATGCCGGTGGCCGTCTTATTCAGGTTGCTGGAGTCGTCGCCCTGCGTGTACTTCGTGATGCCCGTGTCATCGTCGCTGAACTGCTCGGACATGCGGATAACGTCAATCCACCCACCCGTGATGTCCGGCTCGATGTGGTGCTGGATGGCTTCCTTGCGCTCGTCAGCGCTCAGGCCCGGCTTGAGCTGGTAGACCTTGCCAGGGAACTTCTTGAAGTCCTCGGTCGGCAGGAACTTAGAGCGGTCAACACTCGCCGTCCCCAGTAGGGCCATCCCCTTGCCTTCCATGAACAGGCGGAAGGCGGCATTCGTCACCTTCTGGTGCGGCGCGTTGTTCTCACCCACTCCCACGCCCCAGATTTCATGCTCCACCGCCTCATAGACGCAGCGGTGGGTCGGGTTCTTGTCGCCGTAGGGGCTCTCAACCACCTTGACGACCACCCCACCGGCCATGATCACAACCACATCGACCACATCGCCCAAGGCTTCGGCGGTCGCGGCTTCCATGTCGGACCCGTCAGCCTGCTTGGCTTGCGTCAGCATCGAGCGGGGCACCTTGCCGAAGAAGCGGGCGACCTTGATCCGGTCGTTCTTGTGCCAATACTCGATGTTGCCGCGAAGCTGTCCGGCGATCTCAGAGCCCGTCTCGTTGCCGCTGTCGCCGGGGCGAATCAGCGCAGCATCGATGTTGACGTACTTCGGATCGGCCTTCCACGCGGCAACGGTGTGCGGGCTCTCCATCGTGACCCAGAAGGCCCCAAGCCCCGCCTCGATCTCCCGCGCTTCCGGGTCGGGGTACACATCCAGCGTGTTACCCAGTTCAAAGTAGGGAAAGTCGAACTCGTACTTGGCTTCGACAATCTCCCCAGCCTCGCCCACATCGGTTTCGACCAGCGTTTCCTTGCGCACGAACGGGCCGAACAGGAAGCCGGTCCCGTAGGTCGCCAGCGTGTTGGTTCCAGCCTTGAGCAGCGCCTTGAGCTTCATCCGCTCCATCTGCTCGGTCAGGATCTGCTCGACCACATCAGCAAACGGGGCTAGCTTTTCGTTGGTCGGCTCAGTGTCGAAAGGCATCTGACCCGAGCCAAACAGGGCATCATTTATCTTCGCCCGGGCAGCACGGACCTTGTTGCGGGTCGAGCCGATGAACAGGCCGGCAGACTTCTTCGCACGGGCCGCACCGCTGCCTTTGGTGTCGTCCTCACGCGGAATCCGCATGACATCCTGGTAGCACTCCAGCATCTTCAGCTCTTGCGGCTTGCGAGCTTTCTCCCAATCCATCAGGCGCTGCTCAAGCAGGCTCGCCAGGGATGAGGTGTTCTGGAGGGTGTCAGTCATGGGTTAGAAGTAGATGCCGTCTTCGTCCGGCTGTACCTGTTGAATGGCCGAGGTCATCTCAGCCTCTTTCTGCGAAACGCCATAGCGCCGCATCATGTATGCGTATCGAGTCGCGGCCATCAGGTCGTCCGACTCTTTGACCACCTTGCCGTCCTTGCGGTGGTACATGCGGAACTCCTCGAACCAATCCGATAGGTGCGAGAAGACCTTGAACTTCTTGAGCTGCATCCGTTGCAGCATGTCCTGAATGCCAGCCTCTACGCCGTTCGTTCCATCAGGGAACGTCGCGCGCTCCGCCATAGTGTTGAGCCCTGCCTTCTTGTACTGTGCCGCCAACTGCTCGCCAGAGCCCTTGTCATGCTGCAAGCCGTCATGCGGCCAGGCGAACGGAACCCAAATCGGCCACTCCTTGAGCGACAGCGCGAACATCTGCGGCGTTTGTTCTTTCTGTCGGTGGCAGTCGGTCACGTAGACCGTATCGCTGTCCCTGTCCCAAGCCATCCGCACCGCTGCGCTTGGGTGATCCCAGCCGAAGTCCAGTCCGCCCAACTGCGCCCAATGCGGCGGGATCTGGAACGCCTGAACGCTGATGCTCTCCTCACTCACCGGGAATATCCGCCCCGACCCGAGGCTAGGAATGCCCCGAGTCCGTGCGTCCCGCTCATGCGCCGGGTAGCTGGCGATGATCGCGGCCCGCTGTTCATCCGTGTAATGCTCCGCGTCATGGATCGTCATCGTCGTAACGTGCGTCCCGGGAGCCTTGTCCATCAGGAAGCGCTTTACGACCGTGGACATGCCCTGTAGCGGGGTGAACGTCATATAGACGATCCCGCCCGTGGCATTGGTCCGCGTCAGACCCTCCATGTAGATGTCATCAGGCGGCTCCTCGTCCGGCCAGAAGAAGTCCAGCGTCTCACCTTGGAACTTCTCGCGCCCCTGGTCGTAGCTCTTGAAGCCCACCAGGCTTTCCCCTGCCTGCACATCCCCACCGCCGCCGAACTTCACCACCACCGTGTCAATGGCATCCGCGACACCTCGCTTCATCGACTTCTCTTTGATGGCGTCCTTGGGAATCGAGCCTGTCCCGATGGCGTTGATCCGCCCGCACATCACCCGTTGCACCGTGTCCCGGGTCGCCTCACTTGTCACTCCAGCGGCCCAACCGACTACAGGCTTATTGAACACTCGCCCTTGCCAGTTCTCAGGGTAGCGCCCGGTGAGGTGCATCGCACTCTCAAAGCCTGCACTCCAGGTCTTGCCAAGCTGGTTCCCTGCGATCAGCAGGCGTTCCCGGCTGGTCTTGCCTGCGGCGTGGAACTCGGCCTGCTTAATGTAGGGGCGGTACTCCGCTAGCTTGTTCTGCGCTCTCCGCGTCTCCAGCTCCTGCTTTAGCGCTTTGAGCATTAAGGAGGCTTTGGAGGGCGGCAACGCCAGCAATGAGGTCATCGTCTGTCAGGTCTTCCAGCGGGCGCTTGATCTCCAATTCCTTGGGCATCAGGCTTGCAACGACTTTCAGGTATTGGGCCGGCTGCTCCTCGCGGGTCTTCTGGATTGCTGTTACTCCGTGCTCTGCGAAGTCGTCGGCCAGCGCCCGCATGAAGTCACCTTGCAGGCGGTTGCGGCTGGCTACTGGCTTGCCCCCGGGATTCGGAGACACGCCCGGCTTGAACCTAGTCGCGTGCCCTACGTCCTTGATCTTTGGGTTAGCCATAGCCTGTTTCTGTGGCTTTTTAGCTACCGCACCCCGGCGTCACGTAAACCGAAGCCGAGCCCGACTCACAGATGGCAGCAACGCCGGTGGTATCAGGAGCTACCGTGAAGGCTTCGACCGTGCCCGGGGCAATGGGCATGTCATTGGCGACTACCGCAGTCTGAGCGCCAACCCCTGCGCGGAAGAACACTGCCACCGTGCCTGCGTTGTAGACGCGGATCTGCCCGAAAGGACACTGGATGGTCCCCGGGGTGGAAGATGTCGTCACGGACAGCGTTACCGTCTTACCCACATCAGGCTGAAAAGGAATCGGCACGTCTTTGCTCATAGGTTCTCCGTTGCGCTGCTCTCGCCTCGCTTAGTGATTGGTTGCTAACTTAGGATAGAGCGAACAGGGCCGCGAGCACGCTGGGCAGCCATCCCGTGCCCCAGTTGTGGTCCGCACCACCGCCGCCCAGCACGTTGCGAACGTAGGTGTGTGGAATGCTCCGAGTGTTCAGGAACGCTTCCATGTTCACCGTGTCAGCGTCGAACGTGGCCGACCCAGCCAAGACAATCCGCGCCTTGTCGTTCACGCTGGGCAGGTAGCTGTCGAAGATGTCCTGCGGGTTAAACAGTTGGTACTGCGCCTGCGAGCCGAAATACGCAGCCTGGCCGTAGTCGGTGCCGCCGTAGGTGAGCGTCCACGGCACGTCCCAAGCCGCGAGGTAACCGAAAAGCTGGTCGCGCAGCATGAGGGACATGGCACCCCAGCCGCTTTTAGAGAATCCCAGCGCTCGGTGATACTCCCGGCTGGTGCTGGTGTTGAATTTCTCCTGCATGAACAGCCGCAAACAAGCCATGTGCTTGTTGTGCTGGTGCGTGTCGTTGCCCCGGTTGCCGTACCAGGGGGTCGCCGCGATGGACCCGCTGAACTTCGTGCGAACCAGGATGCAGTCGTAGGTGTTGTGCGCCCCAGTGGCTTTTACCGCCCCCAATCCGTCCTGGAAAGCCGTGCCCGGCGCGTTCTCCACCTCCAGCACGTACAACACCGGGTAAGGCGCGGCCCGGTTGGCGTCGTAGGTGTCCGGCAGGACAACGTCGATGTGCCCCCGGTTGGCGTTCATGTCCAAGCGGCGATCAACGAACGGGCTGCGTGACTCCCAGCGCTGGCAATCGTAGGTGTACGGGTTCTGCGCCGTGGTCGGCACAGTGACGGTACCCAGGCTGAAACGCTGGAACTTGTCGAAGTCCGTGAACGGCAAAACACCATCTGCCGAACGGGGAAAGAACAGGCTGATCCCCTCGCTGCCGTCCGTGGTTTCGGATGTGGTCAGCGGGTTCGCCAGGGTCTTCTTGAAGTAGATGGCCACCGTGCTGGTGGTGAACGTGCCCTTGCCGCGCTTGAACTGCACCCGACGCCACAGCTTGCCGTCCGAGCTGGTGGCGCTCTGCACAATGCAGGCGTCGGCGAAGTTGCCTACCTTGTCGCCCGTCAGCAGGTTGATGCCGCAATACTCGGACGTGTCCGTGTTCAGCGGGTAAATCATGATGACCGGCATCGTCGCGTCGTAAGCCGCCCAGATCTCAAACCCGCTGTCGAACACCGCCGAGACAGGCGACATCGCCTTGCTGATGTTGTGGCTTGCAGTCGCAGCTGGGAACGTGAAGCGGTAAGCAGCAGTCCCGCCCAAGGGGTCAGGCTGGCCGCTGGTGGGCGCATTGATGCTCGTGCGGCTCCACGTACTCAAGTCCGTAGCGATCCGGTTGGCCTCAGCTACGGAGACAGTCAGCGGGTCGCTAGTGCTGCCGCCAGAAGCGGCAAGCAGGGTTACATCAAAGTCCTGGTCAGTCGGCGTCCAAGACAGGTTAGGTGATGCGCTGCCAATGCTCACACCGTCAGCTGTAATGTCAGAACTGCGGCTAGTCGTGATGGTGGTGGCTGCGTCCTCGGTCAGAATTGCCCGGTTTGCGGGCGCAGAGAACGTGAGAGCGCCACCGCCTCCCCCTGCTCTCAGTCTGGTACGAAGACGATTCACGATGCTCCAAAGAAGAAAGCCCCGGTGTTTAGTCGGGGCTGAAGGTTTGCCAGGATGGCAACTGCTTTAGGGTGGGGACGCTCGTTGTCTAGGTGGCGGTCGGCGCTGCGCGAGCTGTGACCCCGTAAAGGTGACTGGAGAGCGTCCCCGAAAGCAAAAGAGCCCGCCGAAGCGAGCCCTTGTATCTGTCTCAGACGCCAATCCCTCCCAACGGGAAGGACTCAGCTTATGCGTGACCGCGCCTGAATTGCGCGAGGATACACGAAACAGCGTTTGTGCGGTGGTCCGTCTATCTCTTTTGTGTTACGGATTGTTCCTGCTTCTGCGTGCAAGCACGATGCCGACAGCACAGGCCATAGTCCCGCACCAGACACCGAACGCCCAAGCGGCAAAGTGGCTGTAGAGATCCATCACGCACTCCTATTCCGCAGCATTGAACGCCCTTCCGAGATCAGATCCAGCAGCCCCTGCTTGGTGACTGCCAACCGCTTTGCCATGCCTTGCGGGCCAGAGCACCACACATACGACCAGCGGATCGCCTCCCGGTGCTTCTCCGGCAGCAGGGAGACGGCTTTCTCCATCGCTACGGCTTCGGGGATGTTCACCTGAGCCCGCACGACAGGGGTTTCCCACTGCCAGTTGTGCGAGCGGTACTGCTTGAACATCGGAGCGACTTGCCAGCCTGTAGGGCGGACACGGACCCAGGACGCCCACTGCTCAAGGCGAGCGTGAATATCGAGGTGATCATCACGCACCAGGAAAAAGTCAATGTGGTCCCGCTTCATGTGTCGCCCTTCCTCTGTTTATTTGTTGGAGTGGAGCTCTGGCTTTTTCAGAGCGCAGTTACCCTTACCCATTGATCCTGCCTGCCTAGAGGTCGGAGCAATGGAGCCTTTACCAGAGTGCCTTGCCCTGTTGGGGCTATCGCGTGGCTAGCGCGCTGCCTATGGCTACTTGCGAACGACTTGCCCCGTGGTGAGGGCTTGTCGCCGTGTACCGATCTCTCGGTCTTGCCATCAGCGCCGGTTTGAATCGGCGGGATATCTCCCCTTGCGGGGAACTCTGTATATCCGGGTTCGCTTTCGCTACTTCCGAGGTGCGGGTCACACCGGCAACCTTTTCGCTGGCCTTGCGGACATCCATTTACCGGGCAGATGACGCCGTGTCTTTCTCGGGTTAGCCGATACAAGCTGTGTGCTGCAACGCTTTCGCGTGCCCCACCGAGATTGTCCGAAGCGCAACTGACAGCACCTCGCCGAAACGGCCGTTTTTGCCTGCTTTTTGAGCACAAAAACAGGGCGCTACAGAGGGGAGAACGGGTCGTTTTCATTGGGTGAACTGGTGGTAGGGCTTGTTGTAGAACACCTTGCAGAAAGGTGTCTGTTCCTGGCCGTGCATGTCCTTGTAGCCGTCAGTCGTCGTCTTCACATCAGCCCTGCAAACGGCGAACTAAGCTCCCGCCAGTCGTGCCCACTGCGGACCCGGCCAATCAGCGACTTGTCCACGCCATACCGTGCCGCGAGCGTCTTTGTCGGCTCGGTGCTCGCCCGAATCTCCCGCGCCTTCTCAATGGTCAGCTTGCCGCGTGCCCGAACGGACATGATTCGCTTGACGCTGAGCCCGCTCATCGTCCCCTGCTCTGCCGCCTTGACGATCCGTTGGCGACGGGTCATCTGCACCTGATGGGCGGGATTCAGGCAGTAGGGGTTGTTGCACTTCATCGGCGCAAGCACCCAGCCCCCGTAAATCGGCCCGCGCGCCTGCTCAAAGGCATAGCGGCGAGCGGATACCTGTTCGCCATCCACTCGCATCTCGGGGTTTTTGCGGCGCTTGTGGCCGGACAGCGGCGTTGCCCATTCCCAGCACTCGCCCACTTCCACGCAGCGGATCTTTACGCGGTCTACGCTCACGCCGACACCCCCAGCACCGGGCCGACATCAGCGAGGGTCAGTCCTCGGGGAATCGTGCAATCCGAGGTAACGCCGTAGAACACTTTGCGGCCATCCTCGTAACGCCGGACCATCCCAGCGGCCTCCATCGAACGGACTGCGTTCTGAATCAGCTTAGGGTCGCGCCCCGGGCAGGCTTGCTGCACTTCCGCGATAGACCAGCGGCCACCGGATGCGATCCTTAGCCATGCGTCTGCTGTGTAGCCCTTCATGTTTGGTTCCCTTCCAGTTCCTTGCGTTTGAGTCGGTAGGTTTCGCGGATGGCGATTAGCTCGTCCCGCTGCCATTTCCTCGGCGTGTTGTCAGCCTCCAGGGCTTCCACAGCCTCTAGTCCGATGCGTCCAATGAGGCCCGCTCGGTAATCAACAGCCCGGCCAGCACCGTAGCGATTGCAAGCCTTTCGCTGAGCGTGGCAGTTGCGTTCGTCAAAACGCAGGTGAGATGCCGAGCCCGTGCTTCTGTAGTGGCCTGCGTCATAGCGGCCTCCAACGTCTCCAAAGCCCAAGGGCTTGCCGCAGCAGATGCAAGGCTGGTCGGCATCGCGCAGACGGATAAAGGCGTTGAATTCAACTTGGGCCTCCGCAATCAGGTCGGGGATACGCTTGAGCGCTGCCTTG